GTTTCCTCCTTTCCAAAAAATAATCTATACGTTTACATTATAACACATACTTGAAAAACTGTCTCTATAGTACCCATTCTTGGTTACTATGGCAATAATAACCTATAAATCTACCTCTGTTCCTTCTAGAAACCTTACGGTTATCTGTCCATCCTCCGAAATCAAAATACTATCCAGTACCTGACACATCTCGAAAGAATCATATTCCCAACAATCCTTATTTATCAATTCAGCCAGCAACACACTGTAATGCTTTTCTAATAACCGGTTTTCTTCCAAAATTTTATTCCACTTTCCATGCAACAAATCCACATTCTCACCCAGTAGTTCTACTGCCATTACTACGGCTTTCTCTAGTGTTCCCTCATCGATATGGTTATTCTGACAACCAATCAGCCCCTTTACCTTATAGCGGTTATTACACTGCCAAACTTTACGTTTGCCACGACTTGTCGTCCAATTCTTACGTCCAAAAGCTGAACCGCATTCTGCACAGAACACCTTGGAAGTGAAGGGGTTATCCGCATTTTGCATGATATAAAAATTCAGTTGATGCTCTTCACGAACTGCTTTCCTCCTTGCTAATTCCAGCTGCACTAGTTCCCATGTCTCCTTATCAATAATAGCTTCATGGCTATCTTCTACATAGTATTGGTTGACTTGACCATCATTAGCACTACGCTTTTTGGTCAAAAAATTTACAGTAAAGGTCTTCTGTAATAAGGCATCTCCCTTGTACTTTTCATTCTGAAGCATCTTTTGAATGGCACTTGGATACCAATTGGCTTTTCCAGTCCAACCGGGTATGTCATTTTCATTTAAATACTTAGCTATTGACTCAGGGCTAAATCCCTCTAGAAATTTCTGGTAAATAAATTTAACTGTTTCTGCTTGCTCAGGATTGATGATTAATTTACCATTCTCATCCTTATCATATCCCATAAACTTAGTGGTGTTCATACGAACCTCCCCTCGCTCAAACTTCTTGCGGATTCCCCAGGTCGCATTTTCTGAAATGGATCGTGATTCATCTTGAGCCAGAGAGGACAGAATCGTCAAGAGCACCTCCCCCTTTGCATCAAGACTGTCAATATTCTCTTTTTCAAAAGTGACCCCAATCCCCAGTTCCCTTAACTCCCGCACATATTTCAAGCAGTCGAGCGTGTTCCTAGAAAAGCGGCTAATGGACTTGACAATGATGCGATCGATCTTCCCTTGCCGGCAATCTGAAATCAGGCGATTGAACTCGGTACGTTTCTTAGTGTTGGTTCCTGTAATCCCCTCGTCCGCATAGATGCCTACCAGCTCATACAAAGGATTCTGATTAATATATTCTCGATAATACCGAACCTGATTCTCATAACTTGATAGCTGTTCGTCTTGGTCGGTAGACACCCGACAATAAGCCGCCATTCGGATTTTCTGGACATGCTTCTCTGTTTCCACTTGAATCGTTTTCTTTGCTGGAATAACAGTAATGTTTTTTGCCATTGATGATTTCCTCCTTTACAATGGTCGGTTTTGTCACTCGCCAATCTTGAACAACACTATCAGGCACCCGCATGCCGATACAGGCTTCTTTCCCCTCTCGGATATACTTGCTACAGACCCATACAACCTTTCCTTTGTAGTACTTCTGCCGTTTTAAAGTAGAGCCACAATGCTCGCATTTCAATAAGCCACTCAAAGGATATCGTCGATTGTAATCGATGCTTAGGTTTGCCTTTCTATTCTGTTTCAGACGCTTTTGAACGGCTTCCCAATCTTCTCTGGACACAATGGCTTCATGGTTATCCGTAATCAGGTACTGTTGCACCTGACCTTGGTTTAGACGTTGCTTGGCCTTGATTTCCGCAAAATAGTATTTTTGCAGGATTGCATCCCCCTTATACTTCTCGTTTTTTAGAATATTGGTAATAGTACTTGAATACCATTTCCCACCGTCTACCGTAGAAACTTTCTCTTCATTAAATAGCTTTGCGATGACATGAACTCCCATACCAGATAAATAAAGGTTATAAATCCGTTTGACGATTTTAGCTTCCTCAGGATTGATGATTAACTCACCGTTCTCATCCTTGTCATAGCCTAAGAAGCGCTTAGTGTTAATCACCAGCTCTCCTCGCTGGAACTTATTCTGAAAAGCCCACCGTTGGTTTTCACTCATGTTGCGCAGTTCTTCTTCTGCGTAGCTGGCAAGAACCGTAAGCATGACTTCACCCTCATTTGACAAGGTATGGAGATTTTGTTCTTCAAAGAAGATGTCCACTTGAATAGTTTTCAGTTCCCGGCTTACTGTAAGCAATAACTCAGTGTTTCTGGCAAAGCGAGAAATGGACTTTGTATGAATGACATCAATTTTCCCGGCCCTGCAATCCTCCAGCATCTGCTGAAAACCTGGACGCTTGGCCAGTTTGCCTGAAATCCCCTGATCATAATACACTCCGATGAAATCGACATCTTTTTTATTTTGATAAAAATGATTATAGTAGGATTGCTGATTGGTGAGGGAATCTTGTTGCTTTTCTGTCATGGTTGAAACCCGCGTATAAGCACAAACTCGTTTCTTTTCTGCCTTCATCCCACTCTCCTTTCTTCCTTACTATATATCACTCTAAAGGCTAGATTTATCAAGTATTCAGCCCACTCATTCAAGCATTTTTAAGTCCAAATGCTGTCTATGTAAAGAGCCTGCATGAAGGGTTCCAAACAGACTCTGTTTGCTTATTCAATCCGCAGTACTTGGCCAGGGTAAATCAAATCTGGATTTTCAATTCCATTGATAGCCGCTAAGTGCTGGTAATTCGTGCCGTACATAGCTGCAATAGCGGAAAGCGTATCTCCGTTTTCAACGGTATAGGTTGTAGTACTGGATACTTGAGCACTTCCCGTAACCTGCAAAACTTGCCCCGGATAAATCAAGTCAGGATTGGCAATCCCATTGATAGCCGCTAATTCCTGATAACTTGTTCCATAAAGAGCTGCAATAGCAGATAAGGTATCCCCTTCTTGAACTGTGTAAGTCCCAATCGACGCTGGTGCTGCCGGTGCTGGAACCGCAGGGCGAGGTTCAGGGATTTGGTCAGTATAAACTGAGCGTAAATCCCGATACATATAATTGGAATCTACTCGGCCACTAATACCTCCGACTAGACCATCACTGGTAAACTGCCAAATGTCTGTCGGTACCGCACAAGCATCCACCTGCCACTGGGCCACCCAGTTGGTATAACGACTCAAGTCCCCCATATTTTGGAACCAATACAAGCTAGCATAGACACCCGCCCAGTAGCCTGCTGCTTCGACATGGTCGCAAAACAGCCGACAAATTTCTGTAGAAGTCTCCCAAGAGACACCGCCATTGTTGGCTTTCCAGCCGTCCGCATCCTCCATATCAATGTAGAGCGGCATAGAAGGATGGAACTGTCCTGCAAAGTTCAAAAAGGCATTGACCTCAGCTTGTGCTTCTCCCAAATTTCGAGCATAGCTATAATGGTAAAATCCGTACGGAATGCCAAGCCGTTCACACTCAGAAGCGTTTCGTCGTGCTCGTAAATCTTCCGCAAAACTGCCCCAGGACGAACGAATAATGACAAAGTCAACATTGCTCTTCAACTGATCAAAGTCAATAAAACCATTGTGTTCACTGATATCTACTCCAAATAATGCCATCTTATTTTTCCTCCGATTTTAATTGTTTCAAGGTCTGCTTGAGTTTATCAGGAACCGGCAGACCAATCCGAGCCGCATTTTCAATGATGCTGAGGCCTTCATTAGACAGGTAATAGAAAATAACTGCTGTGCGGATAATACCACCCTGTTTTAAGATATGGGTATCAATAATCTGCCCCATGGTAACCAGCATCAAAATGACAACCTTTTTAAAGAGTCCTCGAAAGCCCACTTCACTGGAGAGTTTCTTTTCAACAACGGCTGCCATCAGCCCACTGATATAATCAATTGTGATAAAGACAATCAATGCAAAAATAAAACCATCCCAATCGCCAAAGACACTTCCAATCAGTCCGCCTACCGTAGTAAACAGGACTTTATTCGAAAAAACTAACTGCTTCATGATGCATTCTCCTTTCTATGCGGTTCACTCCAGTCTGGATTTCCTTTCTCATCAAATTGCATGATATAGAAATTCTTGTGGAATAACTCAGACAGATTCATGGTAGGGACTGTCGCTCCCCACTGGGTCAATGCACCTACCGTTTCAACTTCTATGAATTGCCGACGGCCTCCTTTAATAACCGGACGCTTTTGAACTTCCCGATACATATAAAAATCCTCGCCCTCACTCTTGCAGCGAATGAATTCTCCATTCTCCCGCATATAGGTGAGCGCTGCAGCCAAATCAAAGGGTTCTGTAATTTGGCTGAGGTCAGGCAATAATTCCTTATTCTCCATCCTTTTTACCTCCATCTGTTTCTTCTGGAGCTGTCACTTCATCAAGTGCTGTTTCCAATTCTTCCTTTTCCTTTTGGAGGGCTTGATAGGCCTCCTCTTTCTGAGTCAATTGAATGGCTAAGAGGTTCTTTGACGTTACCTCATCTGCCAGTTTTCTGGTAAGCTCTTCAATGGTTAAACGAAGAGCCTGATTGATTTCTTCTGGTTTCATTTGTTCCCTTTCTTATAAACGTCCCACTAAGCTTCTGGTATCCCACCAAGCTGGATGCCCTTCTCCTTGATTCGCTCGATACTCATAGAGTGCTCCAATGCTATTAGACATACGTTGTAATACCTCGTGAAGTGAGACATAGTTACCGCTTGTATCTAAATAGAGCCAAACATCACCCACATTAATCGTGGAATCTCTCCTATCCTGTTTTCTGCTCGGTCGCAGTTGAAGTTTTCCTGTTGTTGTCATAACCCATCCATCTTTGTTATCATAGGCCGAACTGGCAAAAGACAATTCATCTCCAACCACATCAAGTGAATCTACATTAGTTCCATTCCAAGCACGGATTCCAACAAAACCACCATCATTCGAGCTTTCACTTCCCCACCGGTTCGAGCCAATAACGGTTACACCTGTTCTTCCCTTACCATCGACATTTCCTGTCGCAAACTTAATGAACTGGGTTGGATAACCAGCTAGAACTCGTTTCAATGCAGCTTGGTCTGTATAATACAAAATTTGACCCGCATTGAGACTAATTTCCATAGCTCGGTTAATGGCTGTTAGGATACCACCTGATATCTTGTTCGCAGATAAAGTTACCGACTGCACCTGACTGATGAAGGCCTGCTTTGAGAAAAGCTTCCTCAAGTAAGCTTCGGTCGCAGATAACTTGTTAAACAAGGCATCATCTACTTTCAATTTCTCAGCTGTCACTGCTTCTGCACTTAAGATTGCGGTGGTGACTGATCCCGATTCAAAGTTGGCTGTCTTTAACTTATCCACCATGGCAGACTTAATCACAGCATGGTCAATTAAAGTTTGTCCTGTGATATGAGTGAGTCTACCATGGATATGATTTACTCCATTCGCTAATAGATTCAAACTGTTTAGTACTGCCCCACTTGAAGTCAAATACTGAACCGACCAACTGTTTGCGAGCTGAGTTTGAACAGTAGAAACTTTCTGGGTCAAATCCGTCACCTTGGTCACATAGGAAGAATCTGTCAGGACAATCTGGGCCAAGTTATGTTTGACGCTGTCTTCCTTTGAGCCAATGAGCCGTGAGTACAGATTAACTGTTTCCTGAACCTTTTGAAAGTCACTGCTGCTGGTTTTGCCATTGACTGCCTGCATGATTTCTGAAAAACGTCCCTCCACTGTTTGAGAATAAGAAGCAATCTTTGTTTCTGTGTACTGTCTATCATCCTCTGGAGCTGGACTCGGTGTCGTCGCAATTGTCCCATCTTCCAATTGTGGATCCCGAATATAAAGAACATCACCAACAAGCCAGCCATTTGAATAGCACACCCAGGACCAATATCTCTCAAACTTCACGGTAAAAGGGTGAACAAACCGATGCCATTCAGTTTGAAGTGTCACGGTCGAAACACCACCTGTCTCAAAACCAAACAGAACAACCACCGACCGACTCGCTTTCATATCAGCTGCATAGACCATTTTCTTCCCTTGCCATTCAGATCCCCTTAAATCAAAAATGGGCTTATGAAAGCCACCATTTCCTGCTTTGGTACAAGTAGCTTTGAGATAGTAGCCACTTTTGGCATTCGTATCCGGTACCCTTTCAAACTTCCATTCTGATACATTAGACGAGAGGGGTAACCGACCATCAAAATCATAATGACGGATGTAGTTTCGTCCCCCCACCTGCAGACTTTCAAAGCGACGATTCAAGCCTCTCACATCTTCGGAATAAATAGATTTTGCGACATAGTCCTTAGCCACCTGCTCTCGAACAGCGCTAGCTTGGTTAGCTGTTTCTGTCCGTACATACTGCTCAAACCGTTCTCTCCGCTCTCCATCTCTTGAAACATACCCCTGAACCTGTTGGAGAGTTGTTTCAAGGCCAGATAGTGTTTGCCTGACTTCTGTCTTACTGACAAAAGTGCCCATTCTCTGAAGAGTTTCTGTTTGAAAAACTTTCAATTCTGCTATTGTTCGATTCGTCACTTCTTGGACTTTGTTCAGAGCTTGCTGAGTAGCTCCTGCCTTCCCTAAGGCTTCTTCTGACTTTTGGGAAATCGCTTGAAGCGTGGATTCTGTCGTTTTCGTAAAAGCAGTAAATGAACTCTGAATCTGTTCACGAGTCTGAGCTGCAATTTCCTCTGCCTTTGCTTTTGCCTTTTCAATGCCATCTAATACCATACTCTCTTGCTTCTCAAAAGCAGCTTCAAAGGCCCGATTGGCATTTTCTAAGGCTCGTTCAATCATCAACTCTTGACTGCCTTGAGCAAGATTTAAAATGGAATGTGCTGCAGCAGTTATATTTGAAGAGCTACCACGGCTACTTACTTTTGCAGTATCATCAAAGGTTAATGCGATATATTCTTTAGTCAGCGCATCATATTCATAAGCCACAGCCTGCTTTAACAAATCCACATAATGCTTTCTGCTCTTTAGAGTAACCCAGTCACCCAAATGAACCGTTTGACCATCTAACTCATAGGCTTCTATCACAATGGCATCCTGCTCTCGGTCAATCTTATCATGATAAAATTTACTCTCACCCCATTTTCGCAATTCTTCAAGGGTTTTAAGATTGTTATTCGTGAATTCTTTTTCGTTGATATAGGGATAAGCATCAAGTAAAGGACTATCAACCGTCACGGTTAACGTCTTTTCTTCTTTAGCCCCTTCTGGTTTAAAGGTCGAATGTACATGGATACGGGTCACAACATTTTGTGAGCTTCTATTCCGTTTGTAGGATTTCAGATTCTGATGAGTCGTAACAATGACTCCACGATTCTCTCCTCTGTGCTCTTGAATGGAGAATGAGAAATTATCTCGAATGAGCTCTCCTTCCCAAGTTCCGACAATAGAATGAGCACCATCTAACAGGACGTTATAAAGCGTAGTTGTCTCAGCCGTGTTAAAATCCCTGTGTTTGGTAATATCACTTGTGAAAGAAAAAGGCTCAAGACTTGTCTTAGCTGCCTGGACCATGCTAGACAAGGCCGTCATACAACCTACTTGAGAATTTCCAATTGGCTTAATGGAATGCTGCATGACATCATCCGTAATGTGGTAACACAGAACCTCCATGTGGTCATCCATTTCAACTGGTTTCTTAATACGAAAAAGCTGTTCTCCTAATTCAGGGACAGGAGCCTTAATGAGTTTATCTACTTTCAATAGCCGATAAAGATGGCTGTCCGTGATGGGATACTTGAGGGTTAAGGTAAAATCTCCATTCAACGTTTCCTTTACCCTAGCAGATACCGCTTCATAAAGAGGGATACCGTTCCATTTAACGGTTTGTACTTCCTTATCTAATAAATAAAGCATTAAGCCCACCCCCAGACAATCTCAAAACGAATGGACTGAATCCCAGTACCCAATACGATTCCCACTGTTTTATCTTTTGAAGGGTCAATCGTCAAAAAGTCACCAGACCACTTGATTCGCTTTCCCGATAAGGTTCTAAAACTTGGTTTTTCAGGGTTGTTATCCATCACCAGTGTTTCACCAGCCTCTATCTTCTCCAAATGAATAACTTGATTACCTATCGTAAAACTGGTTTCAGTTGAGTTGTTTCCCACTATTGTCAATTTTGGAAAAGCCAAAGCCGAACCCTTCGTTCGCAAAGTACCATTTTGAGTGAATGACTGACTATCTGTATCTTTAAAGAACTTTGTGGGATGGCATTGGAATGTAGCTTCCATTTCATAAACTCCATGCTTGTCCTTTATCATTTTTGAAACAAGGACTTTATAGCACCAAAGTCGGACTGTCTTCAACTGCTCACTCTCCAGCCAAAACTGTTCTTTAGAAAAGATTGTCAAAAACTGAAAGAGTTCTTCTTCACTTGCTTTGACTACATAAATCTTAAATGCCAACTCCATCACATTGCGATGCTTGTTGGTTTCCATGACAGCACCACTGATTCCTCTATGCTCAAGGAGCTGTGTTTTACTGCTTTTCATGACAATCGGTGGACTATTTTCTACAATCACCTTAAAGGGGAAAGAGGAAGTATGCACCCCATCAATGACTAATTCATTGTATCGAATCATGTTCCCAATCCTTTCAGTTGTTTTTGCCTAGCAAGTTCATCTGCCAATCTTCCTGCCACATGTTCTGATAAGCGTTCTAAATCCGCTTCTTCTCTAATCACAACATCTGAAATTGTAATGATAATCTGAGGTAGAGCATCCAAGGTAGAAGCAATTCCTCGACCAATCTGACTCAATGTTTCTCTGTTCAAAGGAAGAACCGCTTCTCTTCCTGACTCTCCTCCCGCTAATAGGTTCATACCATTTACGCCAAATATGGTTGGCTTGGTTAAAATCCCACCTTTGGCATACCATTCAATCCCAATCCGTGGAATATCCCCCTTTAACCAATCAAGCGGATTAGCGGATCCACTGACACTAAAGTGTGGTAACGGAATATGCGGCCAAGAGATATGGAAATTAAAGAGATTCTTTATGGCATTGATGGCAGAGGAGACGGCATTTTTAGCCCCATCAATTGCTCCAGAAATGGCATTTTTGATTCCATCCCAAATATTTCGAACAGTTGAGAAGATGTTGTTTAGGACATTTGATATGGTCTGCAAGATACCATTCCAGATATTGGATAGTGTGCTTGCAATCCCCTGAACAATCCCTGTAACCGTGGATTGAATGGCATTCCAAATGGATGAAAATAAAGAAGAAAGGGCTGATAGAATATTTGAAACACTATCTTTGATGCCGTTCCAGCTATTCACTATAAATTGCCAGATGGCATTAAGAATGGTGCCAATGATGGACTGAATCCCTTCCCATACGGTAGATACAATTTGCTTAATGGTTTCCCAGGCACCAGACCAATCCCCAGTAATTATCTGCATGACCAATGTGATAATGCTAAGAATAACATTTAGGACTGTTTCTATTATCGTCTTGATAATATCCCAAACGGCTGTTAGATACGGCCCAATTAAATCCATAATGGTGGTGATTACCGTCGAAATGGCATTCCAGACTGTTGTTGCAGAATCTTGAATCAACTGCTGATTTTCCTGCCACCAAGAAACCAAGGTTCCCCAAATTTCCATCACAAAGTCTATAACTTGCTGAACGATGGAAGAAATAGCCGAATAGATAGCATTCCAAGCATCTGTAACAGCTGCTCTGAAAGCTTCATTATGTTCCCACAGTTCCTTAATGCCAATGACCAATAAAGCAACAGCTGCTATCACCGCAAGAACAATCCCTACAATCGGAGCAGCCGCAGCTAAAATTCCTCCAATCGTCGTCCCAAGAGCTAAAGCTGCAGCTTGTAAGGCCACAATAATGGGTAAGAGAATACCCGCAACAGTCACCAGTCCACCCACAACCAGAATGAACTCCCGCACAGGTTCCGGAAGATTCACGAACCATTCCGCAACACTTTTTAAAAGCGGAACAAGTTGTTGAAGAAACGGAGCTAGGGTTTCTGCAATCACTCCTCCAACTTCGGCCATAGCCTCTTTAGCCGCATTTTGAGCTAAGGTGAACTGATCGATAGGGTCAAGTGTTGCTTCATAGGTAGAAGCGACCACCCCTTTCGCTTTTTCTGCGGTTCCGGCTAAATCGTCAAAAGATAGAGCTCCACGCTTAATGGCATCGACCATCCGTGGAGCAGCTTTAGTACCAAAGATACTGGATGCAAGCGTTAAGGCTTCCGTTTCACTAGTGCTGTTTCGGATTTGTTCGACCGTTTCTCTTAAGCCTTCACTCAGTGTCTTGCCCTTAGCCGCATAGTTGACTGCTGCTTTGGAGAGGGAAGAAAGAGCAGCCGAAGAATCGACCCCACTTTTTTCAAACTGCCCCATAAGAGCCACACCCTCATCAAATGAAAGTCCTAAAGCCTTAATTTGTGGAGCACCTTGGATGGCTTTGGTCATCAAATCCTGAACGCTGACACCAGTCGCCTGTGCCGTATAAGTGACGGTATCTAAGACCCGATTTAAATCACTCGTCTCAAGTCCATATGCTTCAATGGCTTGTTTTGCGGAAATGGCTGATTCCGTCACGTCCGAACCATTGATTTCCGCATACTTAATCAAAGTCGCAGAAGCGTCCTTTAAGGCATAACCAGTCAACCCAAACTGGGTATTAAGCTCCCCAACAGCACTGCCCACTGTTTGAAAGTCCGTTGGAATTTCAGTCGCAAGACCTTTTGCAATATCCGTCATCTCATCCAGCGCTTTTCCACTGGCACCGGTTTTGGTGACGATGATATCCATCCCTTCGTCCACTTCCCGAAAAGCTTCCAGTGTTGCTTTTCCGAAGTCAATCAGCTTCTGACTGATTTCGCTCAGTTTTTCACTGAAGTTGACTAGAATCTCAGACCTTAGTAGATTGTTAGTTTCCGCTAAGCTGTGGTTGGCATTATCACTTGCCCCACTCATGCTGCCCATCTCATTTTGCAAATGATGATAAGCCGTCTTGGTTTCATTGAGAGATTTCTCTAGCTTATTGGCTTCAACTGAGTTCTCACCGTATTCAGCCTTGGTCAACTCTAACTGCCGTTCTAAATTGGCAATCTGTTTCTCGACAATCTCTGACTGAGCCGCAACCTTTTTCTGAGCAAGGGCCAGTTTTTCAGATTCACTGGCATTACGACCTAGCTGACTTTCTTGCAACTTAAAGGAGGAATCAACTTTCTCACTCTCTGAAGCTAGTTGATTTTGTTCAGCTCCTAAAGCAGCTAGTTTACTTTTGTTGCTGGTGACACTGGAGCCATTTTGTTCCAAAGCTCGGTTGACACCCTCTAGCTTATTCTCATAGCTTTTGAGAGTGTTCTGAGTGATTTCGACCTCTCTTTGAAAAGCCCGATACTGATCAGATCCGATTTTCCCGCTTTGAAACCGAGCTTCTACCTGAGATTGGGCTTGACGTAGTGTCTCTAGCTTCTCTTTGGTTGTTTGAACTTGCTTAGCTAAAACCTCTTGTTTCTGAGTTAAGAGAGTGACATTGCCTGTGTCAAATTTTAGTGCCTTATCAATTTGTTTCAGCTCTCGGCTTGCTTCTAAGGCTTCGTGATTCACCCCTTTTAGAGCTTTTTGTAAGGGCTGGGTATCGCCTCCAATTTCAATTGTGATTCCTTTAATGGTTCCAGCCATACCCTACCTCCTTACCGCTACATCAAAAGTTATCAAAGTCTGTCTGAGTGGCTTTCCTGCTTCGACTTTCTTCTTTAGTACGCACTTCCACATAGTCTGTCTGATAATCCAGCGCCATGCCAATCGTTATCTCCTTTAAATCAGAAATTGATAGCCCTGTCTCTTTACAACAGTGAAGATAGGATTCTACCGTGAAGATTTCGCTGCTCGCTTCTTCCGACGCATTGACTTTTTTCTTGTTGTCATCCCTTGATTTAACAATTTCATCAGAACCGGTCCTACTGTTTGAAGCGGAAATTCTTCTAGGCCCATAAAGAACTCTTCAAAAGGTTCAATAGATGGGTTAGCTGATTTGGCAAAAACCCAAAAGAGCCGGTGGAAAAACGTCATATCAAAATCCGCTAACATGCTCATATCCACATCCGATGCAGATAAAGTTTCGCCTTCTTCTAGCTGTTCAGCTTTTTTTAGAATCGACTCCGCCTGCAACATTTGAAACAGGTCCTGGAAATAATCTTTCCCAAATTCTTTTTTATAGGCAATCGGTGTGTAAGCATTAGTAGCTAGTTCAATTTTCTTACCTGATAACTGAATCATTTTTCGCATGATTAACCTCCCGGTTTTACAGTTGGCTCATAGACTTTTGTAAACCAAGTCTTTTTGACATCTTCTGGGGTATCCTCTGTGGTCCTGCGACGGACGATTTTATCCAGCGGCCTAGGACTGGCTTTGAATTTCAATTCTACTTCGTTGATGTCTGAACCACTCTTTGTTTTAGAAGCAACGGTTGGCCTGCTTGCATAACAATAATAGAGCACATGGAGCGTTTCTTTCTTATCCCCTTCAAAGCGAAACATTAAAGCAAAGTTTTTCTTTTCGCTGCTTGCAATTTCTGAGATGACTTTACTCTGGGCATCGATAGTTTCTCCCAACACTCGGGTCAAAAATTCCTGTGTCAAAAGAGCCAGTTTCAGAGTTCCTTCATAGCCATCATTTGATTCTGTCGTATAAAAATTGATGTTGTCTGCTTTATATGAACCAGAATCCCCTTGTGGCTCCAAGGTCAGCTCTGCGGCACCCCTAAGTCGCTCCACTGTTCCGTAGGTCAGCGACCCATCATCTCCTTCTTTGGTCACTTCTGCCCAATGGACATCCTGCAAACCAAAGGTGACTTTATTTTTCTCCATCGGATTTTTCCTTTCTATTGACTTAAATGATAAATAACCTGATACAGCTTTTCTGTATCCAGATAGGTTTCTTCCTTGTCAAAAAAGAGAGAATGACTGTCGAGTGCCGCTTCTATTTTCTCTTCTAAACCAAGGTCTTTTTTCTCGGTATAAAGCTCCAGTCTGACTTGACTTCCTTTGTGATAAGCCAGATTATCTGCTCCATAATTCTGAGAAGCAGGAAACCAGTACACCAAAAAGGGAGGAGCTGGACTATGCCCCTCCTCAAAATGGTGGTAAGCACAGGACAAACCTAGACTGCTTAAAAATGGAAACCACTCATCTTTTTTCATAACTTCTCCTTCAAGCGCTCTTCAAATTGGCGAATCATCTTTTCTTCAACAGGAGCAATATGCCGAATTCCTTCAACCCTGCCACCACCTCGTTTGGCATGACCATTTTCAAGGAGGTGTGTCAGTCCTGGTGTTCGATTATGAATCGTTTTTATCAGTGCTAAATTGGTTTCTTTCGTCGCAGTAGAGGTCCAGCCTCGAGCATATTTCCCCCGCTTTTTAGGAGAACCTTGCTTTAACTCATTGACGGCTTCCTTCGTGCTGTCTTCCACCACTGCTTTCACTGTTTCAGTAGACCTTTCCACATAATCCTCTAACTCCTTTTGAACAGCCCGAGCTAGGTCAGACGGGTTAAGTGTTGCCATATTGCACCTCCTCTGTCGCATCTATTAGAATCATCTTTTGAGGATAAGTCAACGAATCAATGGCCTTGATATTATAAAACTTCTCCTCATAACGAAGACGAGTAATCTTGCTATCCAATTCTTGAATAGCAGGGTCGTAACGCAGCGTAAAGCGTAACTGATGAATATTCTTGACCATTACTGAGCCAATCCCTTCTGTTTCAAGAAGCACCTTACAGGAACACCACTTGGAAAACAATGGCTGCCACTGACTGCTTTCATTGCCAATAGCATCTTGCACAATGACTCGTTTTTCAAAGAAAACTCGTTTGCTTAATGGGGCTATTTTCATCAGAACACATCCCTTCTGTGAGCAGAAAGAAGAGCCTTGAGGAGTTCTACCAGGCTTTCCTGCCCTCCTTCTTCCCGATGCTCATAAAGGTATGCTGTCCCAAACAAAACAATCGTCTGAAAGAAGTCAACTTCTTTCTCCTCCGTCACTTCTTCCAGATTCTTGCGTAGGATACTGGAACACAGCTCTTCACTTGCAGAAATCATGACTTGAATCAAGTGGTCATCCTCTGAGTGTTCAACCCTTAGATAGTTCTTTGCTTCCTCCAAACTAATCTTCATGAGAAGCCTCATTTCATGGTCAAAACTTTAACCGCTTCATTCAGAATTAACTTACCATCCACACGCTGACTAGCAAGGAAGCCAACTTGACCACTTTCTGCATAAAGCTCATTCAGACGCTTAAAGGAACGTCCTTGACGGTCCGCAATCCAGTAGTAAGAAAAGTCACCGAAAGCCAAAATTTTCTTACCTGTATCAATCGTTGGTACAAAGCTAGAGGTGAAATAAGGACGATTCAGAATCATATCTGGTACACCAGCTTGAACAGATGGCTGCCAGATATAGTTACCATTATTGTCCTTGAGTTTCCGTAAGGCTTTGACAGTCGAATCGTTCAAAATCCATACTGCATTTTTCCGATAAAGTGATTTAAGCGAGTGATACAAATCCATGACATCGTCAAAGGTAATCGTCGCACCACCACTAGTCGCCCCTTCAGTGACCGTTTGAAAAATTCCAGTTGGCTTACCTGTTCCATCACCAATCAGAAAAGCTTCTTCTTCCTTCACACCAATACGACGAGCAAATTCATTAGCCATATAGCTTTCCAAATCAAAGACGGAATCATAGAGCAGCTCATCAGAAATCTTAATGGCTGTTCCAACCTTATGGGAACCAAGCGTTACTTGACTAAAGGTATCTTCTGATTCCTTGAACTTGGAGTTCTCATCCATCCAAGTGGCTTCACCGTTCCCTGACACAACTGGAATCTTCCGCTCCCCGCTTGAAGTCTGAATGACCGTTGCAAGACTCCGCATGAAGTTTTCTTCTTGAAGAGCCTGAATTAGGCGTTTCTCATATTCATCTGGAACCAAGTAACCGCCACGTGAGTCGTCTCCAATACTGAGGGTATTTTCGATATCATAGAAGTTTTTCTTGCGGATATTGTTCCAAAAAGCTGTGTTATAGGCTTTAGAGGAACGTCCGCCTTTTGGATTTCCTCCGCCCACGGTTGGATTGGCAACAATCGCTTGACTAACCGGACTGGCCAATTCCTTGTCTAGTGCTTCCTGCCGTTCCAAGCGTTCAATCTCTTTACCAAGACGAACGACTTCATCTTCCATTTCTTCATAACGAGCCGTATCTTCTGCAGAAACCAGACCCTTATCATCCCGACAGGTATCTAGGAAGTTTTTTGCTTTCTCCCATACTTGTGCTCGTTTTTCCCGCAATTGTAAAATTTTACTCATGGTTATTCCTTTCTTATTTCAAGAGTGACAATCGTTTCTCTAACTGAGAAACTGGTATTTTGAGCTGAGTTTTTTTATCAGCCAATTTTAAAAGCAACTGGTTGGTCACCGCTGCTTGACTAAACATCATACTTTGAACCGTTCCCTCTTCATGTGGAGCAGGTTCATACAAAATAGAATCCGCAAACCCAAGTTCAAGAGCCTTCTTAGCATTAAACCAAGACTCAGCATCCATCAAGTGGGATAGCTGTACCCGAGATAAACTAGTCTTAATTTCATAGGCATTGAGTATGGACTCTTTGACTTCCGATAACATAGCAATGGCCTTCTCCATTTCTTTAGAATCGCCAATTGCGACCGTCATCGGATTATGAATCATCATCATAGCTACTGGACTCATATTGACGGTGGTTCCCGCCATAGCAATGACACTGGCTGCCGAAGCTGCAATGCCATCAATATTGACGGTCACATCGTCTTTATAATCCATTAACATGTTGTAAATTTGAGCTGCTGCAAAGACATCCCCACCTGGTGAATTAATCCATAAGGTTAATGGACCACTGCCACTCATAAGTTCATTCTTAAAGATTTGCGGAGTCACATCATCATCCACCCAGGATTCACTGGCGATTGTGCCATTTAGATGCAGTACGCGCCCCATTGCATCCTCGCTGAAATTCCAAAATTTATTCATGACTCTCTCCTTCTTGATTTGTTTTCATAAATCCTCCTGCATCCTTTAACTTGGTCATATTTCCATTAATGAGATAAAGGTCACCACCTTCTTCTGCCGGTATAGGGTTAAGTTCTTCTAGCTTCCTGATGTCATTGGTTGATAGCCAACCGTTTTGTCGACCAATCGCATAGCCATTCATCCGACTTTGGTAATCTCCACGAAGCAAGCCGTCCACATTAAATTTAATGAAATGGGTCTTCTTCTCTTCCGGCAGCAGCAAACTTTTCTTAAGAGCCTGTTCAAACCGAACCACCCAGGGATCCAAGGTATACTTAACAAACTCAAGGGATTGTTGCTCAATATTCGAAAAACTGGACTTCTCTAAATCTCCTACCATGTGCGGTGGTATCCGAAAGAGACGCGCAATCTCATTGATTTGAAATTTACGGGTTTCCAAGAACTGGGCTTCTTCAGGTGGTATCCCAATTTGCTTATAGCTCATCCCTTCTTCCAGGACAGCTACCTTATGAGCATTTCGTGTCCCCTGATAGACCGCATTCCAGGAATCTCGGACCTTAGCAGGGTCTTTTAAGATACCTGGGTGTTCGAGAACTCCACCAGGGTTAGCACCGTTGCCAAAGAAACTAGCGCCATATTCTTCACAAGCAAGCGTCATCCCCACCGCATTCTTCGCCAGAGCAATCGGAGAATAACCAATCAGACCACCAAACCCTAAGCCTGGAATATGAAGCACTTCTTCTTGCGATAAAACAATGCTTCCCTTCTCCTGAAAATTAGGATTATCTTCCTCATAGCGATTGTAAACATAAAAGAGCTTACCCTTCTCACTTCGATGAACGCTCATCTGATCCGGTAGCAAAGGATACAGCCCAATCACCTGACCTGAACGATCACGAAGAATCTGAGCGTAAGCATTTCCCCAAATCAAAAGATGGCTCATCAATGTTTCTCGAAAGACAAAAGAAGTCATATCAGGATTTGGCTCATCATGCAAAAGCGTATAAAGAACATGTTCCGTGTCCTTTGCTTTTCCTCCATCGGTGTATCGATACACATGAAGAGGCAAAGAAGCAATGGTCTCTGACAGAATCCTTACGCAGGCATAGACTGCTGTCGTTTGTAATGCGGTCCGTTCATTGACCGTTTTCCCACTCGTGGTTCTACCAAAGAGTAGCGAAAAGTCATTTCCTTCATACTTATTTTTGGGCTCTCCCCTCTGTCGTTTTAGTCCTAATCGTTCCAATATTCCCATAGTCATCTCCTTTTCTAGGCATGAAAAAAAGCACCTCGCTTGAGATGCTTCATAGTAACTATTCTAATAAAATCAAAAATATATGAGACTTTAAATTAGCTAAGGTCAAATTCTTTTCTTGCCTCTTTTAGAGATGTAACTTTGCCTTGAATAATTTCCTGGTGCCCAACTAAAATTTCTTTCTTCAAATCTTCAAAAGCAATTTGATACTGTTGGCATAAATCTGAATTTCCTTGGAGATTATTTACTTGTGATTCAGCCATCTTTTCAACCTCACATAAATTTAACTTGTATATAGAGTACCATAAAAGATAAAGACTCTTCAACTAAAAGGATAGGATTCCTCTCTCATCATAAATACTGCCGTTATCCTTTTGATGTCGAATGCATCTGTCTAGGGCCATAATGGCTGCTACAATTCCGTCAATCTTCTCTACAGACTTTTCCTTATCCGGTTTGATATTTCCAGCAGGGTCTTGCCTCATAACGACATTTTGGGCCATCCATTTCAGAACCGGATGACCTCCATGCTGGATTTTCCCTTCCATCATGAGTTTGTAGAACTCTTTAGAAGGTGGGCTCATGTCCTTATAGCCCTGACCAAATGGAACCATTGTTAAACCCATGCCCTCCAGGCTCTGAACCATCTGTGTCGCATTCCAGCGGTCATAAGCAATTTCTCTGATGTGGTAGATAGTGGAGAGTTCTTCAATGAACCGTTCAATAAATCCATAATGAACGACATTCCCTTCTGTGGTAAGAAGAAACCCCTGCTTCTCCCAGACATCATACAGCACATGGTCTCGTCTGGACCTAAGAACCAGCGTATCTTCAGGTAACCAAAAGAAAGGAAGAACCTGATAGTTTTCAGCTTCATATCTAGGTGGAAATATCAGTACAAGAGCCGTTATATCTGAGGTGGAAGATAAATCTAAGCCTGCATAGCAATCTCTGCCTTTTAAACTTTCTACATCAATCGGCTGACTCCCTTTGTAATAGACATGTTCCGGAATCCAAGTCACCGCTGAATTGGTCCAGATATTGAGTCGTAGCTGCTTGAATACATTTTCTTCTGCAGGGTTATCTAAGGCATTCAGATAAGCTTCCCGAACCCGGTCAATTCCAATTGTATGGCCGAGTGAAGGATTGGCTTTTAGCCAGTTTTCTTCATCATTCCAATCCTCTTCTTCTGATAGGCCATAGACAACTGGGTAAAAGCTACTGTCTTTCTTCCGTCCTTTTAGAATTTCTAAGGCCTTGGTATGCAGTTCATAACAAATGGAGTTCTTGTCATTTCCTGCTGTCGTAATAATAAAAAAGAGCGGCTGCTCTCTGGCATCTCCACTTCCTTTGGTTAAGACATCATACAGATGACGATTGGGCTGGGCATGGATTTCATCAAAGACCAGACCTGATACATTGAGTCCATGCTTAGTGCCAGTTTCTGCCGATAGCACTTGATAGAAGCCAGCATTAGAATAATTGATGATGCGTTTAGTGGCCCCCATGACTTTGGAGCGTTTCTCCAAAGCCCTACTCATCAAAACCATTTGTTTGGCCACATCAAAAACGATGGAAGCTTGATTTCGATCACAGGCCGCCCCATACACTTCGGCACTGGCTTCTCCGTCTGCGTATAAAAGATAAAGAGCTATCGCAGCAGCTAGTTCAGACTTCCCATTCTTTTTGGGAATCTCTACATAGGCCGTCAGAAACTGTCGATTCCCATCTTCCTTTACGATGCCAAAAAGGTCACGTACAATTTGTTCCTGCCATGGTAACAGTAAGAATTTCTGTCCCGCCCATCGTCCTTTGGTGTGGCAGAGATTCTGAATGAAGGTTACTGCCCGGTCTGCCTTTTTCTCATCATAACGAGAAGTTGGAAGCATGAAGGGAGAAGGAATATAGTGATACGTCATAAACGCCCTCCTAGTAAATCTTCCATTTCATCTCCTGAACCCACTTCGGAATCCATCGAAGCCAGCCGTGTTCTGGCAGATGGCGTTAAGCCAAACTGTTCACAGAACTTGAGCATGATTTTAAGATTGGTCTGAGAAATAGAAACTTGTGGCACTTGTTGGAGATAGCCATTTGGAGTTTTAATGATAGAGCCGTGTTTTGAAAGAAACTCTTCTGCTTCCTTCCAGCGGGCATAAGCTTGGCAGTAACCCGCAAAAGCGGTCATATCCATATCGGTTAAAAGTCCCAAACCTTCCAGGATTTTTCCCATACGCTTCCATTCTTTTTTGGCATCTTCTTCAAGCCAGGAAGGGCATCTAGGAGCTTTCTTCTTAGGCTGAATTTCATTTTTTGGAAGTGGGCGCTTGCCTGGATTCCCTTCTAAAATTTTCAAACTAGTTGGTTTGGGCTTTCTGCCCCTTTGTGCCATGCCCTCACCTCCTTCAGTCCACAAGAAAAAGCCCGGAGGCTTTATTTCTTATGAATCGATTTTCTCGACCTCATCAATACCATGTAAGACATGGAGTTGCCGTCCATTGTCCCATCGGACAATCAAGGAACCAATATCGTCCACATCTTCCACCGTTCCCAACATACCAACTGGCACTGGATTCGGGTCTTCCATTTTTAAGAGTCGAACCTTCGTTCCAGCAGGATAACGCCTTTTCAGTAAGTCTACAATCTTTTCATTCATCTTTATTTTCCTTCCCTCGTCTAAGTGAAAGAAGCATCTTCCCAGATACGATTGGTGTCTTCGACAATCAGCTGCAATTCCATATCAGCCATTTTTCCACTCATATCGGCTTCTTGAATGAAGGTTAGTAAGTTATGAACCTGAGTAGCATCTTCCTGTTCTACACTGTCCAACTCTCGTTCTTGAGCCAAGGTTATAAATCTTTTGGATAAGAGGGCTAAACGATTGCGAGCTTGTTCCAACATTAGATTAGCTTCTGCATTTGAATAAAGTATCATATGTTTCTCCTTTGAGATTCAATTTGGTCAATGGTATAATACCTCTAGTCTGCATACTTATCCAGCTATAAGAGGTTATTATTCAATTTATTTTTGAGATTTTGGTTTGAATTCTTCAAGCAGTTCCGTCATTACTTTGTACAAATACTCCAGCTCTAGATAACCAAATTGTCTAGTCTTACGAGCACGCTCTATAGCGTTCCTCAATTCCTCTACCTCAGGAGAATTTAGTGGTAAATCGACCATTTTTTCAGACAGTTCCTTGAGGTGTTGGTGTGCTTCTGCTTCCGTCACTTTTTTATATTTCGCTTTTTTCTTTCTCATACTCACTGACTGCTTCTTCAAAAGATAAGGTCCTGCCTTCACGGATTAGTTTCACATCCGTGTTTTCTCTTGCTTCCATGTAGCGTTTGACAATAACATCCACAAACTTCTCATCCAGTTCAATGCCATAACAAATTCGACCTGTCTGATCAGCCGCAATCAGGGTAGAGCCACTGCCTAAAAATGGGTCTAGAACAAGAGTCCCTCGCATAGAAGAATTTTGAATCGGATAAGCCATGAGCTGAACAGGTTTCATAGTTGGATGCTCCTTACTGGATTTTGGACGGTCATATTCCCAAATGGTCGTCTGCTTTCTGTCAGAAAACCATTGGTGCTTCCCTTTTTGTTTCCAACCATAAAGAACTGGCTCATGTTGCCACTGGTAAGGGCTTCTACCTAATACCAGAGCATTCTTTTTCCAAACGCAACAACCGCTCAGATAAAAGCCAGCATCCTTAAAGGCCCTTCTGAAATTCAGTCCTTCTGTATCCGCATGGAAAACATAGATAGAAGCATCATCCTCCATGGACTGTTCTACATTGACAAACATGTTAAAAAGGAACTGATAAAAATCCGCATCGGACATATCATCATTTTTGATTTTTCCCGCTGTTTCTTCCACATTAACATTGTAAGGAGGGTCAGTTACGATAAGGTTGGCCTTCTTATCTCCCAGGAGAAGCTGATAAGTTTCTGGCTTTGTAGAATCACCACAAATCACTCGGTGTTTCCCAAGATGCCAGATATCTCCTTGTTTCGAGATAGTCGGTTTTGTCAGCTCTCCATCTACATCAAAGTCATCTTCTTTCACTTCCTTGTTGTGAACCTTAGAAAATAGCTGATCGATTTCTGGTGCTTCAAAACCGGTTAGGTCTAAATTGAAATCCGCATCTTGCAAGTCCACCACCAGGTCTGCGAGAAGTTCTTCATTCCACGCGCCTGTGATTTTATTTAAAGCAACATTCAGGGCCTTTACCTTATTCTCATCCTCAATTCGAACCTGAACACATTGAACTTCTTTATAGCCCAAGTCAGATAAGACAGTCAGTCGTTGGTGGCCTCCAATTACAGTGCCATCGAAATTAACAATAATCGGGTCAACATAACCAAACTCCACAATGGATTTCTTGATTTTTTCGTATTCCTTATCACCCTTCTTGAGTTTCTTTCGTGGGTTATAAGCCGCTGGTTTTAAAGAGTCAATGGATAAAGAGACCCATGTCATATCTTGTGTGACTTTCATACTACCTCCTTAGTAAAAACGAGATTGAATATAGCAGGCATGGCTACAAAATTTCCGCTTCGCATTGCCGTATGATAAAAAAGACTTACCGCAATGTTGGCAAGCCAATTCATAGTAAGCTGTATTTTGTTTCTGGTGTAATTCTGGATGGTCCTGCCACCAGTATCTCCGACAAGCATCTGAACAAAACTTCTTAGGTCGACCAGTTCCTTTGGGGATAAAGGTTTCTTTACAGTGAAGGCAACAAGGAAGACCACTGGCTTGGTCTTTCATCATCTTCGTGACGGCATTTCGATAGCCCAATAGTTCCGGATTTCGTTTGCAGTAATTGCGAACAGAATCCCTAGACAAACCGACTATCTTTCCAATCGATTGGTATCCCAAGCCTTCAGAACGTAATTTTCTAATCTGTTTTCTCTGAAAATCGTCCATTTCTGCCTCCTTTCTTTACTGAAATCTCTAACCTTTTAAATCATAAAACGAAAGAAAAACAAGCCATAACTTCCTGTTACAGCTTGTTTTTCAGTTATTTATTTCTTCAAAAAATATACCCCTTTTACATTTTGCGAAAATGCACGTTTGAGGGGGCGTCGGTCTTTTACAAACAAGGGTTTAGAGATTTTATCCCCCCTTACCCCAAAATTTTTTTAAGAATAAACATTGATTTGGTAACGACACTATAAAAGTATCATCACTTGAGGAATCTCTTTTTAAAATAGTCCCTCTTTGTAAAAGCACTTCATATTCAGTTCTTCCCGATAAAGTTCCATAATTTATTTGGGATATATCGATCCTCTTCACATCTTTTTCTACATATAGTTTAATAACAACTTTATCCTCTTGGTCTGCTTTGTCCTTGGCCCAACGTTCCATCTTTGAAGTACTTAAATATCCTCGCTCTTTAAAAGATGAAGAGGACATTAGCTTTTTATAAAACTCTTTATCGATGACTCTGTATAAAACTTTATATTCCTCTTGTGGGGCTTCATTGATTATTTCATCTAAACATTTTATTGAATTTATCGTTTGACATAGGATATTCTTATCGCCATTTTTTATATTATTAGTTCGAAGATATTCATTGATCCTGTCATGTCTACTACCGCAATATCTTTCAAGCGCTTCAAAATATTTCTCATTATTATTGCTCGTTGAAATTCTATACGGAGAAATTTCATCTTTTTTATTATTGACAAAATTAATATAGTTCATAGAAAATTAAACTCCTTATATTTTATTTCATGCTTTTCTACTAGTATATAATAATTCTATCAAAACCGATAGGTATATTCCACATACCGGTCAATCGTCTTGGTCTTCCTATCATGACAAGATTTACAAAGAGCTTGCCAGTTAGATTGATTCCAAAAAAGTTCTTGATCACCTCGGTGGGGGGTGATATGGTCAACCACTGTTGCCTTGGTCAGTCGACCTTCTCTTTGACAGTAAACACAGAGAGGATTGAGCTTTAAGTAACGAATCCGCGCCTTGTTCCACCGTGCATTGTAACCTTTAGCTTTGGTAGGTTTGGCATCAAGGATGTTGTTTATTTTATGGTCATCACAATACCTATTACCATAAGTCACAAGGTTAGGGCAACCATTCTGCTTGCAGGGAGTACTTGGTCTACGTGGCATCTTACTGTTCCCAAGAAAGAGTTGGTTTCGTAAAATGTCCAAAACATGTAGTTTGAGTGTAGTCTACATTTAGAAGATCCAACTCATTGATAATCCCTTTCGGTGTTAAATCATACCGTTCTCTAATCATTCCTACCAATTGTTTGCTCGTATAATTACTTGTCCCAAATGTTTCTACATGAATAGATACTGGTTCTGCGACCCCTATAGCGTAAGCTAATTGAACTTCGCATCGTTTAGCATATCCTTCACGAACAATGTCTTTTGCAATCTTACGCGCCATATAAGCTCCTGAGCGATCCACTTTACTTGGATCCTTTCCTGAAAATGCACCACCACCATGATGAGCAAATCCACCGTAGGTATCAGCGATAATTTTTCTTCCAGTAACTCCAGCATCGGCGTAAGAACCACCAAGAACGAAACGACCAGTGGGATTCACTAAAATGTTAAAATCAAGGTTTTGTCTATACCGTTTAGCAACTTTCATCATAGATTCTTTAACAATTACTCTTAGATTCTCAATTGTCATTTCATCGCTATGCTGAATTGATACTAAGAATGTTGTAATTCTTTTATTGTCATAATCATAAGAAACCTGTGCCTTAGCATCTTTCCCTAAGAGCGGATGCTGAAGTTCCATAAGATTCTCAAGAACACGAGTTGCTAAAACGTAGGGTAGCGGCAAGTATTCGTCAGTTTCATCAGTTGCATAGCCATACATCATTCCTTGATCTCCAGCACCACCTGTATCAACACCTTGAGAAATATCATCACTTTGTAATCCGATAAGATTTGTCACAATGATATTTTTCATTCCTAGTGGTTTAACGACATTTCGAACAACAGTTTTTAAATCAAATAAGGCTGTTGTTTTCATTTCACCAGCAACCACTATATGATTATCTTTGATAAGAGTTTCTACTGCAACCCTGCTATTCTTATCTTGTTCTAAACATACTGTTAGAACTGCATCTGAAATCTGGTCACAAATTTTATCTGGATGGCCATTAGATACTTGTTCACTCGTAATAATCATTCTTTCCTCCACGCAAAAAGCCTTCCCATTTGGGTAAGGCTCTGTTTTTTTTTTATTTTGCTTTTCTACCTGCTTCATAGGCTTGTTCAAGCATTTCTTTCAATGCCCAAACGCTGATGTCATAAAAGTCAAGGCTGTCGCTATTTCTCGTTTCTAGTGTTTCAGCGCCAATTCTATTTTTTGCGATTTTGGTTAAAATATCCTCTTTCTTCATGGTTTTATCCTCTTTCTTTTTGTTGTAACCATATTACCTCTAAGAGTGGGATATATCCAGTCATTTGTGCGTTATTTTAAAGATATTTTAAACTTTTAAAGCTTTCAAAATCGCTTCAAGAATAGCTTCTTGTTCATCAGATTCTGGGTAGATATCCCATCCTCTGTCATAAGAAATGATAGTCTTTTCAGCAACATCAACCTCTAATTTGAATACACATCCTAAATCAATACCTACATCTGAAGGTTGGTCACTGACTTTTGCTATGTAATCAACTATTTGTCCGTGATAATGAATCTGACCTCTGGTCCACATGGTTATTCTCCTCTTATTTTTCTAGGTGTATATTACCGTAGAACCAGAATTTTATCCAGTAAAATTAGCAGATTTTCTATCTTTTTTGACATCTTAAGTATATCACAGTCATTTTTAAAAAGCAGTACCATCTTAGTAACAACTTAGTAACAGGGTAGTACCACCTTAGTAACACCCTAGTATCATTATCCATTGATACTCAAGGTTTTTCCTGCAAAACGGTAATATTCTTTTACTTGTTTTAAGGCCTTTTGTCTATATCGACTTACTGTCATTCTAGAAACATTGTGTTTAGGTAGTAACTCATCCCATGTCAATCCAGCTAAGACTAAGTCAACTACTACATCCCTCATAATTTCATCAACAGAAGAAACAGCAAGTTCAAAGAAATCGATATCGGTTTTTAAATGACAGTACTTTTCAAACAATGACTCCTGATATTCTCTTTCCTCCACTAAGAACTTATCATGAAAAGATAGAGCCATATTTTCTGTCCTAACATTAGTTTTACTCGTTTTAACACGTTCTTCATTCGTCTGTCTAGTAGCAAGAGAATAGAGAAAAGCATCTTCTGAAATGGGTTTATAGTTTTCAATCAAGTTCTTTGCAATTGTTAAATCTCTTTTTGCATCTTGATAGTGTTGAAAATAGTAGTCTACTTTATCCATATCAACCTCCTACTTGTGCTTTTACTGCTTCAATCAAACGTGATTGTTGTGCGTCCTTGGCAGTTAAAGCTTTTAGAATATCATCATCAATTGTACCTTCCGTTACAATATGTTGAATAATCACAGTGTTTGCTTGTTGTCCTTGTCGCCAAAGTCGAGCATTGGTTTGTTGGTACAATTCAAGAGACCAAGTCAATCCAAACCACACTAAGTGATGACCTCCCTTTTGTAAATTCAGACCATGCCCTGCACTAGCTGGGTGTAGCAAACCAACAGTGATATTCCCTTTATTCCATTCATGAATATTAGTTTCACTTTTAAGTACTGTACTTTTAATCCTAAGTTTGTTCAATCGTTCTTGAATACGAAGTAAATCATGCTTGAACCAATAAGCGACCAGAACTGGTTCTCCATTTGCGGCTTCAATAATATCTTCCAGTGCATCTAGTTTTTGATTATGTAACTCGATAATTTTATGATCATCAGAATAAACTGCACCATTTGCCATTTGAACTAGTTTATTGGATAAGCTAGCAGCATTTGCTGCCGTCACCTCAATTTCGTTAGAATCAGAAATAACAGATTCCTTTTTAAACTCTTTATATCTTTTTGCTTCTGCATTTGTGAGATGAACTGATTTTTTCGTTGAGATTAATGTCGGCATTTGTAGATAATCCATTGCTTTCATAGAAATTGTGATGTCATCAATCTTGTCAAAGATTTGACACTCTGCATAGTCCATTGGAATATATTCATAGACGACGTTTCCATTTCTACGTCCCTCTCTAAAATAACGACTTCGGTATTCTCCGATAAAACGTCCCAAACGGACACCGCCATCAATGACTTTGAACTCCGCAAACAAATCCATCAATCCGTTGGAACTCGGTGTGCCTGTTAAACCTACCACTCGTTTCATGTAGGGGCGCATGGCCATAAAAGCTTTAAAACGTTTTGATTGCCATGATTTGAATGAACTTAATTCATCAATGATAATCATATCCCACTTGAAATAAGGATGACACTTTTCAACTAACCAAGAAATATTCTCTCGATTTACAATGTAGATATCCGCATCTTTTTGAAGTGCTTCTTGTCGTTGTTTGGGACTGCCTACAATTTTTGAATATCTCAAATGAGACAGTTCTGTCCATTGCTCTATTTCGTCACTCCATACTGTATTTGCGACTCTAAGTGGAGCAATCACCAGTACTTTATTAATTTCATAGCGGTCAAACATCAGTTCATTAATAGCTGATAAAGTGGTAGCGGTCTTTCCCATCCCCATGTCTAAAATGACTGCTGCATAAGGAGTTTTTATGATGAAGTCTTTAGTGACTTCTTGATAGTCATGCAGTTTCAATTTCATCCAATATCCCCTCAATATCTTTCTTATTATCTAAAACATAGACTCGAAATCCTAAGTGTTCAAATAACTTATGCCGTGACACCTGCAAAGCTCTAGGATGTTGATTAGGTGCTTTTACTTCCACCAAACCAAACTTGCCATTGGGTAAGAATACCAATCGGTCAGGTACTCCTGAAAAGGAAGGTGATACCCACTTTGGACAGATACCACCACGCTTTTTAACCTCGCTTGCTAACTTTTGTTCAATCACTTTTTCTCTCATACTTGTCCTCTCATCAGATTTAAATGGTGGAGGTCTAATGAGGTCATTTCCTAAACTTTCCTTATATACTTTTTCTTAGTTAAAATTCCTATAGAGATAGTTTTAGAAAAGACCATCATTGACTTACACTAAACAAAGAAATGGAAGTCGTGGAACTTAATCCATAAACTTTTTGACCATACTTCACAAATTATTTTTCACTGAATACTTCAACGACTTACACTCCAAAAATACTTGATTTAAAATCTAGTGGAGATATACCCTCACTTGTGTAAGTCATTAGTTTAGAAAATCATCGTCATCAGCTTTTAATGATAACCCCATAATAAAATTCCCTTTATTAGTCCGTTTTCGTTCATAACCAGCTTGATTAAGTGCAGCATAGAAATCAGTTGTACTTCGTGTGTATTCTAAATTTTGAAGGCAATAAGCTCGATACTTGCTGTACAGTTCTCCTGATTTCTCACTTAATGTTTCTCCCACTTCACAACTTTCATTAATGAAATGTCCCAACCAGTCATTAGCTTCACGGTAGGATTTGACAGAGTTTGTTACTGCTTTTGGAACTGATGTTTTAAAATTTGCTTTGATGGCTTTTTCCGCCCCTTCAATAATCCACGATAAAATTGCTGGTCCAGCGTTATCGTACAGATAATCCGCAAAATTCTTAATATCTGAACGACCAGTAATTTTGGCATTAAATGGAATAACAACCAAACGTCGCCAAGTTCCATCGTCGTTCGCTCCAACTTTTGGTAAATGATTCGTATAAAGTACCAGCGTATGAGATGGAACAAAATGGAATGGATCCTTATACTTCTTTTCTGCTTGAATTTCGTCAGTTGAGGTAATTTGCTTCACAACCGCAGTATTCAATCTCATTCCTTCTGCCATTTCAGAAGCAATAACAAGACGTTTTCCTTTTAACTCAGCAAGTTCTGGACTCACATTTCGTTTATTATTCATAGTTAAAGCATCTGCAGATAATTTGCCAGAATAGCTTCCGAGTACCCTTGCAATTGTATTCCAAAAGGTTGATTTCCCATTGGCTCCTCCTCCATAAGCGATAATCATATGTTCTTGATAGACTTTTCCGATGGCTGTCATACCGATGATTTCCTGTACATAATCAATCAGCTCCTGGTCATTACAGAAAAAAGTAGCCAAAGTTTCCTTCCATAATCCCAAGCCTTCATCACTTGGAGAAACAGTAGTTATTTTAGTGATGTAGTCTTTTGGGTTATGTTCATGGTAATCCCTAAGTCCATTTCTTAAGTTGTAGGTAGCATTGGGAGTATTGAGCAACATATCGTCCTTATCAAGTTCTGATAACTCAATGGCTAGCATTGGTTTTGCAGTATTATGAGTTGCAGTAATATAGCGATAATCTCTTCGTTTCATAACAAACTGATAATAAGCTTTTGAGGAAAGATAAATAGAATGAAGTTTTTGTTGAATCGGTGTTTCAATAACTTTAGAAAGAGCTTTACCACCTTCACGAACTACTGATTCATCAATACCAGAGTTGACTAACTCTATTACGGACTTTTCGTATTGTTCAAGAGCATCTGCTAGTTGAAAGTCCATAAACTCAAGAACCTTTCCTATGGCCAATTGTTTATCTTCTTTCCAATACTGACCATTAAAAGTTAAATAGTCTGTCGCATTTGTATAAGCTAAAACATCGCCATACTCTCTAGCTAATACTCCGGCTTCTCCGATATCAGAAAAATCATCCGGTTTTAAAGAAGGCCTATTGAAACTATCTGGTGAAATATAATCATCTGAAGATTTAATTGTCTTATTGTAAAATCGAACTGCACTTCCCCAGATTGTATCTAGTTCAGATTTTTCTAATGGCGGTTCACATCTAGATGCCTGCTCATCAAAACCGCTTCTTGCTTCTTGTGTAACTCCTAATCTTTTAAGAATTTTAGCCGCAAAAACTGACATGGTTGAATTTCGACTTCCCTCAGTGATAGGAACTTTAGGCGTTCTATAAAAGTCAGCATCAAAATCTTCTTCTACTTCTATAGAATTAAGTTGAAGTAAATCTTCGTCGATAGTCATCCATGAATCATTCCATATGACTTTTGCATTCGGATTGCCAAAGAAGAACCTTGCAGCATCTTTTGCATTATCATCAAAAAATTGATACCTATTCGTGAGCTCTTCTTTCATAGCAACATAAGTTTCCCTATCGTTCGTTTCATTAATTGGGAAATAAATATGAAACTTTGGACGTGCTATCATAGCACCCTTAGACAACATATGGTTTCGACTAGTAACCAAAGCAAAGTTATAATCAATAAAGATTTCTTTAATGTTCTCTTCTGTAACCCACTCGTTAGGGTTGTCTGTCTTGTCATTATCAATATCCATGACAATAACATTTGATTTTATAAAATTTGAGTTTGAGCGAGTGTGATTGGTAAACTCTGCACCTACATGATCGTATTGAACTGCATTCAATAATGATTTGTCATCTGTTATTCTGACTTTATTGGGATATACAGTACTTGTTTGGATACCTGTCTTTCCAGAATGATATAACAAAAATTGCATCCGCAACTCCTCCTTAATCTGCTAAAACATCGAGATTCTTTTTCTCTTTCTATCTTTATAGGTAAAATTTACCTGCTATTTTCCGGTTCAGTAGAAATTTATTTCAAAAAAAATTACTCTTCCTTTATATGTCAAAGGAAGAGTTTTCTTTGTTTTAAATTTTTTATTAATTTTTTTAAAAAAACCGGAATTCAATTATCTCTTTTTTCCTATACAGGTGTAAGAATTAGAAATCGAATAAAGAAATATTTTTTGAAATCCGGAAATTCTAAAGTGATTCTTACCTATAAAGATAGGAGGATGTGAAATGACAAAAGAACAATTGATTGAACACGATGAACAATTAGTAGATACACTAACTGCCATCAGTGTTATCTCAAAACAACTAGCTAAAAAAATCAAAGAGGACGAACAATATGAGCAAAATGAAACAACTGAATGACTTATTAAATGAAATGAAGGAATCAGCAAAGTGCCAGTTAAGAATTATAGAGGAGTTTCAAGAACTACTATCTGAAGAAAACACTACTTCAAATCACGAAAAGTTTATGGAAGAACCAAGACATGTTACCCTTGAAGAATTACGTGGTGTACTTGCTACAAAAGCTAGTGAAGGATTTAAAGATGAGATTCGAGCTTTGTTAAAGGCATATGGTGCTGATTCACTTTCAAAATTAGATCCTAAAAACTACTCAGCTTTAATGGAAGAGGCTGGAGGTATTGGTGTTGACTAATCATGCTGTATTATCCGCTTCCGCTTCTCATCGATGGCTAAATTGTCCACCATCAGTAAGATTAACTGAAAAACTAGAAGATAAGGTTTCAACGTATGCATTGGAAGGAACAGACGCCCATGAATTGTGTGCCTATTTAGTTGAAACTGCACTTGGACGTAAGGCGCGTGATCCTACTGAAAACTTAAAATTCTATAACGAGGAAATGCAACATTGCGCAGAAGAATATCGGAACTATGTAGTTGAACGGATAGAAATTGCGAAAACATATTCTAGAGATCCAACCGTTCTTGTTGAACAGAGACTAGATTTCTCCAAATGGGTTCCAGAAGGTTTTGGTACAGGAGACTGTATTATTGTGGCTGATGGTTTGCTACAAATCATCGATTATAAACACGGTCTCGGTGTGCTTGTTGATGCTGACCATAACCCCCAAATGATGTGCTATGCTCTAGGTGCTTTAGAAATGTTTGAAGGCTTATATAGTTTTGATAAAGTGACAATGACTATTTTCCAATCAAGAAAGAATAATGTCTCAACATTTGAAATGGACAAAGAAAAACTACTACACTGGGCTGAAACTGAACTATCTCCTAAAGCTGAACTAGCTTTCAGGGGTGAAGGAGAAATGAAATCAGGAAAACACTGTCAATTCTGCAAAATAAAAAGTATCTGTCGCAAACGTGCAGAAGATAATCTAGAACTTGCCAAGATGGAATTTGCTGACCCTGCTACTCTCAGTAACAAAGATATATCGGATATTTTACCAAAAATTGAACTATTGATAACATGGGCTAACGATGTTAAAAATCATGCTTTAAATCTAGCTACAAATGGCCATACAATACCAGGTTACAAGCTAGTTGAAGGACGTTCTATTCGAAAATTCTCAGATGAAAATAAAGTAATTCAAACAGTAACTGCTGCAGGATTTGACCCCTATGAAAAGAAATTACTGAACATTACTGGGATGACTAAATTGCTTGGAAAGCAAGCCTTTAATGAGCTTCTTGGTAATCTAATTATAAAACCAAATGGAAAATCTACACTCGTTCCAATTGATGATAATCGTCAAGAAATGAACCTAGCAAAAACAGATTTTATAGAGGACTAAACTTATGACAACAAAAGTTATTACAGGAAAAGATACACGTTTTAGTTATTTAAACGCTAATGAACCAAAAGCTATTAATGGTGGTAAACCAAAGTATAGCGTGTCACTCATCATTTCAAAAGATGATGTTCAAACTATTGATAAAATTAAAACAGCAATTGAACAAGCCTATAAAGAAGGTGAATCTAAACTAAAAGGGAACGGAAAATCCGTTCCATCATTAGAAGTATTGAAAACACCACTACGAGATGGGGACTTGGAACGTCCTGATGATGAAGCTTATCGCAATGCCTACTTCGTAAATGCGAACTCTCCACATAAACCTGGTATTGTTGATGCTAACCGTCAAGAAATCATTGATACTTCAGAGTTATACTCCGGTATCTATGGACGTGCCAGCATCTCCTTCTACGCTTTCAATTCAAACGGAAATAAGGGAATTGCTTGCGGTCTTAATAACCTGCAAAAATTGCGAGATGGTGAGCCTCTGGGAGGTCGTACAAGTGCTGAAGATGACTTCGCTACAGACGATGATGATTTCTTAAACTAAGAAAGGAGATATGAAAGATGATTTTTTCAATTTTTATGACTATCTTAATGGCAGTTTGGCTATTCACTGGACTATATGCTGCATTTATGACAATTCGAGATGATATCCGATCAGAAAAAGAGAGAAAACAAAAAATGGTGAATACAAATGACAATAATTGAATTCCTATGGACTGTTGCGTCTTGTCTCACAATCGCTTTACTCAGCCATCTTTTATATGTTAGCATTCGCAATGACATCAGATATGAGAGAGAACGATTCTTTAGTCGCAGAAATAAACACTAAAACATGGTGGCAGTTCTTCCTGCCACCTTTTTATGAAAGGATGAATTATGCAAATTAAAGAACTATCAGTAGACATAGAAACTTATTGTGATGTAGACCTACGGAAAACTGGAGTCTATCGATATGCGGAAGATGAATCTTTTGAAATCCTACTTCTAGCAGTATCTATCAATAACACTCCTGTAATTGTTTATGATCTGACTAAGGATAAATTTCCAAATCTCATCCTACAAGCCTTGCTTGATGATACAGTCATTAAATGGGCTTTTAACGCAACATTTGAGCGCATTTGCCTGTCTAATTGGATTAAGAAACATTACCCTACCTTACTTAACAAGTATTTTTTATCCCCAAACTCTTGGCGATGTAGTATGATTTGGTCTGCTTATTTGGGATTGCCCTTGTCACTTGAAGGTGTGGGTACGATTCTTAAACTTAGTGAACAAAAACTAAAAGTTGGGAGTGAATTAATTCGCTACTTCTGCCTTCCTTGTAAACCCACAAAAATAAATGGTGGACGAAAACGAAATTATGAAAATCACGCGCCAGAGAAATGGAAAAATTTTATCGAATATAATAAACGAGATGTAGAAGTTGAACTAGCAATCAAAAAAAGGTTGCAAAACTTCCCAGTACCTGACTTTGTATGGGAAGAGTACCATCTTGATCAGAATATCAATGACTACGGTATAGGAGTTGATGTTGATTTTGTCCAGTCAGCTATCAAAATTGATGCAGAGAGTAAAGCAAAAATCCTAGAAGAATTGAAAGCTTTAACAGGTCTTGAAAATCCCAACTCCGTTCTACAGATGATTGGTTGGTTACGTGAGCACAATATTGAAACAGATTCACTCGATAAAAAGACCGTAAAAAACCTTTTACAAAAAGTTGATGATAAAACAGCAGGGGTTCTAAAATTACGTCAGCAAGCAGCAAAATCAAGTGTATCCAAATATCAGGCAATGATGAATTGTGTTTGTAAAGATGGACGTGTAAGAGGGATGTTCCAATTCTATGGAGCTAATCGAACTGGGAGATGGGCTGGACGATTAGTGCAACTTCAAAATCTACCCCAAAACTACTTAAAAGACTTAAATGAAGCAAGAATACTCTTTAAGACTGGAGATAGCGATACTGTTAAACTTCTCTACAATGTTCAAGATACACTGTCACAGCTTATTCGAACATCTTTTATTCCAAGTAAAGATAAGAAATTTATTGTTTGCGACTTTTCTGCTATTGAAGCTCGTGTCCTATCCCATCTAGCAGGTGAAACGTGGAGAACTAAAGTTTTTAATAAAGGAGAGGATATTTACTGCGCCAGTGCCAGTAAAATGTTCCACGTTCCTGTAGAGAAACATGGAGTTAATGCACACTTACGTCAGAAAGGAAAGATTGCAGAGTTGGCACTAGGCTACGGTGGTTCTGTAGGCGCTCTAAAAGCAATGGGAGCTATCGAGATGGGATTAGCTGAAGAAGAACTCCAACCTCTTGTTGATTCATGGCGAAAAGCCAATCCTAACATTGTCCTTTTGTGGTGGGATATCGATAAGGCCGTCAAGACTGCTGTCAAGGAACAAACCAAAACGGAAAGTCATGGAATTCTTTTCAGTGTTGAAAAAGGAATGTTATTTATTACTCTCCCATCTGGACGAAGATTAGCTTATGTGAAACCAAGAATTGGGGAGAACCAATTCGGAGGCGAATCAGTAACATATGAGGGAACCAGTTCTGCAAAACGATGGGAAAGATTGGAAAGTTATGGTCCAAAGTTTGTAGAAAACATCGTTCAAGGAATTAGTCGAGATATCTTAGCTTATTCAATGGAACAACTAAAAGACAAGAAAATTGTTGGGCATGTTCACGATGAGGTTATCATCGAGTGCTTGCCAAAGAAAAATCTGGATGAAATATCTAATAAAATGTCCATTTCTCCAAACTGGATGGGAGATATCAATCTACGAGCTGAAGGGTATGAATGCTACTTCTATCAAAAAGACTAAAGAAAAATCCGCATCCTTGATAGGATAACGGACTTCTTTCACTATTGATTTAATTCTCTATAGACTTCTTTAGCCATTGCTTGAGCTCTCTTAATAGCTTCATAACCTTGAGTCTTTTTCATTCCTAATCTAGCAATGATTTCCTGTTTGGTAATTTCATAGTTACCATAAATCAGTCTTAGGATTTTACCGTGCTTAGGACTACGCTGATAGACTTCATCAATTAACTCCTCTATGGTTTCAATCAACATCAGAGTTTCTTCATGAGATGAAATAGCCGTAGGATCATAACCATTCGACTTCCCATCCTCAGTTTCCATCATTTCTTCAAGTGATGTCGTGTCTAATTTCCCCTTAGTATGACGACTCAAATACTCATGAACATCAGCATTAAAGACTTTCATCATGGTGTCAAACTCCTCCAAAGGAACTGGGGTAAAACCAACCAATACTGGTTTACCACTAAATTTAAAGGTTCTAAGATTATCACGATTGATTTTCATCACGCGCACCATTGCTTCATCCTTGATAACAAATGGTGCTAATACTTCTCCCTCTACACAAAGACGACCATCATAGGGTTTTTGTCCTTCATAACGATAGGGATTATTGTTTGATTGACTATGGTTAACTTGGTTTGTCATTTTTTGACCTCTCATTCTTTGACCAGCAAAGAACGAAGGTATGACAACCAACTTTTATTAAATTTGACCTCATAAGCAACATCCTTTGCTTTAGGTCAGCTAACTTCACAAACTGAACTGTTATTCCCAACTTCCACCTTAGAAGTTAATGGCCCTGATCAGAGGCAAGGTTTCGGTTGGGACACAACTCTGTAAACGCACACATTATCAGATTACAAAACTTTCGTTTTCTGATATAATTATTAGTAAATAACTCAATATTCAAGTACATGTTTACATTACAAAGTATACTTTATTCGCGTAAGTAACATCGGGGGACTTTGGGGTGTTTTGCGGTAATTTTGGGAAAGGGCGTGAGTAAGTGATGCAATTCGAAGAATATTTAAACATTCTACATGCACACATAGGTGGAGACTTACCTAAGCATGAGTTTTTTCAGACTCTAGTTGAACATTCAATAGAAAATCCAGATGATAATCCACTGTCAGAACTATCTCCAAATACGATTAATAAATACTTTTCTAGTACAAATAAAGATAGAATTTCTATAAAAAATGCTAAAAAACTCCTCCAACTCATACAACTTCCTAAACTCTGTTCTTATATATCAGAACAATCTACTATTGATAGTTTAGATAGGTTAGAAGAAAATTTAGTAAAGTACAGGCTATATAGCGACACTCACAAGAAAGATGTTGTTGAAATTTATGCTGGACTCTTTATTAATTTTTTGGAAGAAAGAGTCGGTATCCAAACATCTAGCAAAGAAAACATCTCAGTTTCCGATATCCCAATTACAAAAGTCCACTTTGAAGATGGAAAAATAGTTATTGGTTCACAGTCATTTCAGTTACCAGACAAAGAACCTATCCCAGATTCTCTGATTGATTTAGAGGAAGTCTACAGTAAACAACTTTTAATGGCTTACTCTGAAAATGATGGTAATCCCAAAACAGACTATTATGATTTCCAAAACCTCCCCAAAAAGTACAGAAATCACTTACATGATCAAAGAATTAATTTCTTCAACGCTGATTACGTATTACGGGCTATTAGAGATGGATTTAAAGATAGTGAACAACAAATTGCACTACTAAAGCAAGAAACCTATGATTCAATTAGTGATTATCTGTTTGAAGATTACACAACCTCACTCAAAAAAGTTACTGAAACACTAAAACACATCACAACAGTTTCACTTTCAAAGCCTGAGATAACCCAAATCCAGAACTTCATTGGTAACTCTGAAAAGAAAGGTCTTTGTCATACACTAGTAAACGATGGCAAATTTAACTGGGTAGACGATAATGAATAATATATTTGATACTACTTCTGAAGTAGCTATGCAATGTTTGATTACAATTAATTCTCTAAATAAAAAAAGCCTATCTCTTGATAGACTTTGGTTAATTAATTTTTTAAGCTTGTATGCTAAGGATTTCAAATTTAATGATAGCAACCTGTATGGAGATAGTATTTATTCTTCAGTACAATTGACTGTCAGATATGAAAAAGTGAAAAAAGCGATTCTACTATTGATTTCAAAACATCTTATAGAATTAGATGGAGGAAAAATAACTAAAATTTCTATAACTCAAAAAGGTCAAGAGTTAGTAGAAAATCTAAATTCTGGTTTTGCTAGTTCCTACAAGGTAGTTACCAGTAGTATCTACAATGCTGTAAAAAATATGAGTGATTTAGAATTGCTCACATTCACTCATGAACATATTCTAAATAAGGAATGATTATTATGGAAGCACCTTACTTAAAAAAGTTAACCGTAACTGGATCACATAAAAAATCTGAAATAAATTTTAATAAAGGACTTAACATTATCACAGGGCCTTCCAATGTTGGAAAAACCTGCATTGTTAAATGCATCGACTATCTTACTGGCAGCTCGTCACTCCCTTTTTCTACTTCAACACACTACAATACCATTACTTTAGAAATTTCAGTTGACGATAAGCTAGTTATTTTAAGTCGAACCCTCGAAGAAGATAATATTACTGTTAAATCTACACTTCCAAGTATTCTTTCAGGGAAATACTACTCGAAGAACAAGAGCAAAAACAAAGAGCCAATAAGTAATGTCTGGCTTCAAATTTTTGGAATTGTTCCTCCTGTTGAAGTTGTTAGAAACAAAAATTTTAAGACTCAAAAACTTGGAGTTAGAACCTTTATCAATTCTTGGATTATTCATGAAAATGATATGAATCGTCCTACATCAATTTTACTCCCTCAGATCCCAAATCAACAAACAGCTTACCTATCAGCACTGCTTTACTTGCTTTATGGGAAAGATTTTTCTGAAATCAAGAAACAAGAATCTGCTGAAGAAAGAAAAATACGGCATAACTCTGTCAAAAACTATATCAGCTCAAAGATAATCCAGTTTAAGGAGCATCACGATCGACTAACACAAGAATTAGACGAAAAATCAATCTTAGATATTGAAACTGAAATTGAGCAGCTTTCAGAAAAGTTACAGAAGTTACGTAATAATCTTACTAATACCAACTCACAACATGAAAATCTATTGCAGCAAATTGCAAAAATCGATTCTGAACTATCTGAGAAATCCGTATTACTCAATCGTTTCAATGAACTTTCAAGCCAATATCAATCTGACTTCAATAGATTATCGTTTATTGTAGAGTCACACAATGAACTAGCCAGTGTGGCAGATACTGCTTTATGCCCTGTCTGCAGCAGTCATATCAATCAAGACTCATTGGAACATCATCTTGACTCTTTCAGTGATGAGCTAGCTACTTTGGTTAGTAAAATTGGATCTCTAAACCAGACGAATACTGATTTACAACAAAATATTTCTGTACTGTTAGAATCAAAAACTAATCTTGAACAACAAAAGCAAAGGGTTTCAGCTGAAATTGATAACATCTTGCTACCTGATGAGAAAAAACTTTCTTATAAAATCCAGCAGTATAAATCATACATCAAAGCTAAGAGTGATATAGAAACTATAAATAGATTAGTAGAAAATTGGTCCCAAGATATTGATGACCTGGAAAATGAGAAAGCTGAAAAAGTCGAGTATCTTCCTAAAGAGGAGTACTCAGCTCAATTTTGGCAGTATATGACTAAAAATATACAATCAATCCTAGCTGAGTGTTCCTTTGATAAAGCTAGTTTCAGTCGTTTTGATAGAAAAGAGTTTGATATTACGCTAATGAGTGAGAAGAAAACTGCCCGATATGGTAAAGGATTTATTGCATATCTAAATACTGTAGTAGTCCTAGCTTTGAGAAAAATCTTTTCTCACCAGGCTCAATATAAGCCATTCTTCCATATTTTTGATACTCCGCTACTAGGCTTAGATGAAGGAGAAAAAAATGATACTCCAGAAAGTATGCAGATTGCTTTATTTGAATATTTTAAGTCTTCAGCCCATGAAGGACAACTAATTGTTATTGAGAACTCTAGAAATCTACCTACACTTAATTATAACGATATTAATTATATTGAATTTACAAAAAGTCATAGCTATGGGCGCTATGGTTTCCTTAATGGGGTTGATGATGATTGA